CCCTGGTATACAAGGTATTGATTATCGTCTTTGACTAAATCCGTGTAAGATCCAAAAGTTTGAATCTCATTAGAACAATCAGGAGCATTAGATTCATCAACACTCGTGGCGAGTGTGTCAGGTGCTTGTTCTGACTGTGCAACATACGGTGCGATGTCACTTTGCTGTTGAAAATAAGAAAGATTATTCAAACCTTTTACGGTTGGAACAGCGAAAGCAATGTCTTCACCACCACTAACCCACACTTGTACTTTGACTGTGGCGTCGGAAGTGCTTGGAGTAGCAAGTTCATTAACGACGTAGACACTAAGACTGCCGTTATCAAATGCAGTACCAGCAGTAACGTTGGCATCTGTACTGAAAGTGGGAATAGAAAAAATAGAAGAAGAATCATCTGCTCCAAGCACATAATTCCAAGCCCTAACGTCAGCCCACTTAACCTCATATTCAAAATCTCTATCCTCTGAAATATCAATAGTAGTAGAATATACTTGGTTATAAGCGACAGGTCCGGAATTGTTAGAACGTGGATTGTAAACAATTCTTAAACGTCCTCTGTGATACTCGGAACAAACAACATTAAACCTAAATTTGATTGAGCCTTGCCATGCTTCAAAAGGATTCGAAGCGAAAGCAAGAGCAGTAGGGTGAACTTCAGTGGCAGGTGCAGCCGGAAGTATCCTAACTAACGAGGGAGTGACCAACATAGACGCTAAAAGAGTGTCTGTAGTGGCAGATTCAGGCCAATCAAATTGTTGCCAAAAGGAAGGTCGTTGAGCAATTGCTGAAATAGCAAGTTCATCCTCTCCACCAAGCCCCATAACTCTTGTATCAATAGTAAGCTCATTCTTAGAATCAGTAGACAACTTGATAAGAGGCTCAGGAGTGTCAGTGTTAGACAAATTACCCATATACCTAGGAACATACGGTTTAGTATCCTCAAGTACTTGTGGACGAGAATAACCAAAAAGCTTAGCCACTTGACCAATGCGAGTGGCAACCATAGCGGTAGCTTTTGCATAAGGCGCAATGACTGGAATCATAGAAAGAGCATTGGCCGCATTGGCAACTGCTGAAGCAGGTTTGCTTATTAAACCATCTTTCACAAATTCGTCATTTGTTCTGGTATTATTGATCTTCTTTGTAGGGCGTTTATTCTTCTTCCCACCTGCTTGTTCAACATGAGTAGGAAATCCGAAATCATCCAATTCTCTATCTGCCGTACCGGACTGAGCCTGGGCAGTTGTAGGAACAGAGAGAGTAACATCTTCGGCCCAGACAAAAACCGTAACTGTAATGGGATCCGTACCACCGTTGGCATGACGCAAAATGTCAAAATCATGAATAGTGACTCGACCCATATCATCAGTCCAATTACTTTGAGTAATATCGAGAAAGTTCTCAGGCCATAAAAAAGGCAACAACATTTCACCACCTTGTGAAGTAGTAGGATCAAGCATAAAATGAGGCTTTTGAGAAGCCCCAACTAAATCTTGTTCAAAAAATGCACGGTTCAAAGTCACTGTATCTCTGGTAAGATATGGATTATAAGAAACCAAAGCTCGTCCATAATAAAAAGAATTACCATTAATAAGCATCTTCATTCTGAGATTACAACGTAAGTTACGATACCTGTTTATTTTTTGTAAAACATCAGCATTACTAAAAAACTCAGTCCACGGATTAAAAACCTCAAACAACCTAGAACTTTCCGGAGTCCATTGAAATTCCTTGATCTTGATAGGACGACCGAGGAAGGAACCGAGTTCTGCGTCGCTAAATCCTGCGAGTTGGGTAGTGACATCTGGTGATGATGAAATGTCGTAAGACCATGGTGTGTCTCCATCGACAAAATGTACATTTTGTGTTGATATGTGCTGAGGCGCTTTTGAGACACTATAAGCGCCAGCATTAGGACTATTTGAGTCAGCCCCAAGACTATTTGTATTATTATTATCATTTGAAGTAGGTAATATTTAATATATACAACACATCAGGGCAGTACCTGCTGCTACTGTGTGCGACAATGTTTCTTTGGCTGACGAAACCGCCGGTAAATACCGGTATCCTAAGGGTAGGATGTCTATATGTACAAAGCTTCCATAAAATATACAAACATGTAAATTATAAAATATGTAGTATCCATATATACACAACTATTTTAAACTTATACTACGGATAGTTCCGGAGTGGATAGATTTTACGCCTCTCCAAGGCTTTTTAGAACTTATTCTAAGAAGTCCCACTCATCGCCTACAGTATGAACAAATGCATCTTCGTCTGCGATTTCATCAACTGCATCGGGCTCACGTCCAAGATATCTGGTCTCGAAATATTTGAGTCTGTCCTCATAAGACTCAGACAACATCTTGCAAGAACCCGTAATTCCACATTTGAATGCAACTTCCTTCATTTGCTTTCTGCGCAATTCGTAAACTTCTTTGCCGTGTTGCCACCATTCACGTAAAGCAACATCAATATTTTTGGCAGATTGATCTTCCAAAGAATCAACTTTGGATTCAAGAACGTTGTGGAGACATTTGAAAATAGATTCTTCGGCCAAAGCTCCATGAATCATACCAGTATCCGCATTGAATTTATTCTCACGCTTCAAAAAATCGGCTTCGAGATCATTCATATATGGGGTTGGTTCAGATTCTTTATCTGGCATGGTAAAAACCATATCGCGTTCTTTAAGAAAATTGGCATACGAAATGTGATTAAACCAATCATAACCTTTCTTCACAGAACCTTTCACATCGTCACCATAGGTCATGATAGCTACTACCTCACGAAAAGGTAATGGCTTGCCTAAATGGGATGGCCAGAGGTGGAAATACGCACATCTTAATTGCAAGGAGTTGACTATACAGTTAATGTAAACTGTAAGATTTTGTCCAGAAGGATTAGATCCTTTGTGGATAATAATATCTCCATTGTAAGCTACACACGAATAAGCAATTTCAGTTGCAATACCCCTCATAATAGTGAGGTCATCTTGAGTGTACTTACCACACTTTTCTGCAATCTCAATTAGAGCAGCAAAAGCAGCATTAATAAGCTGTGCTGGCATACGAAGATCATACTTACTATAATCTCCAGCCAAAATACGATCTGCACCGTGTTTCTTCATGTGCTTAGCCAATTGATCCCATTCAGGACCTTGAGCATTCACACCTACTGCACACTCTGAATCGAGTGGAAATAGTGATAACATACGGGCAAGTGGCAGAAAGTATTTACGAACCATCATTTGTGTGGCCCAATCAGCAGCTTGAAAAACCCTGACCTTGTCTTTGGTCTTCTTAGTGGGTTCATCCTTGACGCAAGCTTTGAATATAGAGTAACATCTCTTGCCAGAAAGCAATGTCTGTTCCATCTTCTTCATTTCTTCAAGAATCATAGGATGTGCTACAGCTGGGCATTGGAAATCCGGATAGTCCATAGGATCCAATAGTGTAATCATTTCGCGTTTTGGCCCAGATAATGGATAGCCTTTTGAAGTTCCTTTTGGCATAGCATCAATAAAGCGCTTACCATCTTTACCACATAAAACTTCCATATCGTTCATAGGCCTCAATTCTGAAAACACCCACGAATTAAATTTGTCACGTTTAAAAACATCTAAAAGACCATTCACATAATCTTTATACGCTGCCTCAACGAGACTACCTTCAATCCCCGCACTAGGATTGGCTGAATGAGCCAAGGATGCTTGCCACATCCTGGTTCTATGAAATTTAGGAGCACCATGTTGGTTTTCAACTCCAGTTACTTCAGCAACGGTATCTGAGATGGGTGTTTTCCTAACTTTACTCTTAGTATGAGTAACACGCTTGCCATCTTGTCCCAAATATTCGACATTACTGCCGATGGGCAAATAATTGACAGGTGATTTCTCATGAATATCTTGAGTAACTAAAACTTGTTGTTCATAACGAGTTCTAGGAAAATCACCATTTACAGTGGAAGGGAAAGCACCTTTCCATTTCTTAAATGCTTTATCCCAAGTATCTTGAATTTCCTGTTGGGTGACAATTAATGCCTTCCCTTTAGGAGAATCAGGAATACCACGCAAATGTACACCTCCTATGCATTTTCGTGCAAAATTGGCAACTACAACACCCATGCATAGTCCTGTAAAAGTGTTGTAAGGCAACTCATAATCGTAGCCAGCTCCTCCAGATTTAG